ACTGTCAGTAGTAGTAGTGGTTTCTTCAACCGTTGTAGTTGTTTCATTGGTGACCTCCGTGGTAGTCGTCGCATCTGGCTCTGTAGTCGTTACGGGATTACTTTGTGACCCATTGAATGACAACTCATAACGGATGTTCCACACAACACCGTCCCGCCAGACATCAGGCTCATGGCAACAAGTGCTTGCCCGCAAACGATACGAACCAGCAGGGATCGCCACATCAATCTTGGACTGCAACCCCAAAAAGTCATCATTAGTAACAATCAACACATCGTTCTGGTCATAGAGCCACAACTGCGGATCCGAAGGCAAATCACCCGACTGAAAAGTCTCAGCCAGAAACTGTGTCGCATCACCAAACTCCAACCAAAAATCCGTTGGCTCGTCAACAACAATCCGACCCTCAGCACGAACAGGGGACATAAAAAACATTGCCACCAAAGGACACATCGGAATAATCAGCCGTAAAGACCGAACCAACTTACGCATCAGTCGTCAGACAGAAACGAAGCGACGGAACGATCCCCTACAAGAGTTGACAACCACGCAAATAGACCCGCCAAAAGAGGAACTACACACATCATCAACTCAGGAAAATCCCTCAGCCAAGACGCGACAAGACCAAGCACCAAACCCTTACCAATTTGATCGGCTATCTGGAACGGTCGTCGCACGACCCAACTATATCAACCCTAAATTTGTGGTTCTTCCACGGGGGTTGAGTTTGCTTTTTTTAGCATCACACGCAAAATAGCCATCTGTAGGTTCGCTTGTTTTAATTGCTCAAGCAACTCTTCAATAACTTCGTTTGCATCTACCCGCGTTTCGTTCATACTGTCTCCAATTGTTGTAGTCGTAAATCTAACTCTTGTATTGCCTTAACCATAGGGGCGATAAGCCCCGAATGGTTCAAGTATTGGCGGTCACTCTCATTTGACTCGTTCGCTGGTCCACCAATATCCACTATGGCAACATCTCTTGTCTCGCCAACATTAGCGAGTGCTTGCAAAATGTTTTGTGTAGTAAACCCATAATGGGTTCTGCCAACTGTCTGTTCAGGATCATCGGCAGGATCTTCTGTTAACGGGTCAAAGGTGATAGGAACAATTCCCCGTATCAAGTTCATACCGTATTGCAAGGGTTCAATGTCTCGTTTATATCTTTCGTCAGATGGAGTAAATGTTCCGTTAACAACATAGAAGTTCCATGTGGTGTTGTTACGATATACCCCAAAGTATTGCCCGTTAGCAGTAGACATCCATGTTGTCGCCACATCGGGAAATGTAATACCTTCCCAAGCACCTGATGCTCCGTACACAGACATTGAGCCATAATTACCGTAGTTAACATTCCCCGAATACCCACCGTCTGAATAAAACCTTTTACCATTGTAAGTCCTAACCCAAGTGGTATCAGTCATGTAGATTCCGCCAGCATAAGTTTCGCTATACCAACCGCGCTGACCGTATGTTCTTAACCAGCCTTCGGATAGATATAGACCGTTTTCTTGGAGCGATGCTATTGTTATGTTTGCGGCTCGTTTGAAGATTACCTCACCACCACTAGCAGGACCAGCCCAAACAGTAAACTGACTATTTTGCGTTCCAACACTAGCGAGATTGTAATGTTCACCAATACGAACAGGTAATCCTGTATAACCCTGTGGTGTCACAATCAATGCATATGGGTCTGATGATAAAACTGCTGAGTTAGCGTTCCCTACTCTGAGGTCTGTTTGCGCCCAAATGCGTGAAGAAGAAGTAAGACCACTCAAAGTGCCAACGCTAGTAAGAGATGAAGCAACAATCGTTGCTGGCAAAGTTGTGCCAGTGAGCAACGATGCTGGAATAGCACCAACAGTCAAAGTGCCAACACCTGTGATGCCTGTATAACTTCCGCTGACGCGTGCAGTCGGCACAATTCCTGTCAACAAGGTTGTTGGTATAGACCCCGATGCAAGAGTGCCAACCGAGGTGAGTGACGAGTTCACCACATTAGAAGCAAGAGTAGTGCCAGTTAAAGAACCAGCCGCCGCCGCACCACCAACTATTTGCGCTTCAAGATTAGCGAAAGCCGTGTTTAACGACTGAGCAGTAATCGCAGTACCCGTACCAAAAGTTGTCATCAGGCAGGACCGATATCCTCAACTAAAAGAAACGCATACAGCGTGGCACTACGAGTCGCTTGGATAGTGCCAGAACTGCTTTGCAATGTTGCAACAAAGTTTGTTGCACCAGCAGTAAGAGTTGTTATCGCAACGCAAGTTGTTTCTTCAGAAGTGGAATAGGCAAAAGACAAAGATGATTGTTGCAATGTACCAGCAATAGTTGTGCCTAATCTGATACGAGCAGTAGCAGTAGCCTGAGAACTATGGAAAAGAGCAGGCTCAAAGTAGGTGATCTTGTAGTAACGATTAGCGACAGCAGTAAACGATAATCCCAACTGTACTTCTTCGCTTGTAATTGTTGTGTCTGAAGCAGTTGCAGTAGTAAAAGCCATCACTCCACGAGGGAAACGATTTGCCTGATCCGAAGTAAGAACAGCCCCGGTACCGAATGTTGTGTTAGGTGAAATCGCCATAATAAGTCCTTTGTTGAATGTTGATTGTGTTTTCTATTACAAGACCTAACTAAAATTGAGTGAAATTACGCCAGAACTTGAATATGTGGGAGGTGAACTGCCGACAATTTGTTCATTCCAAGTATAAAGAACTTTGATAACCGTACTGCTTCCACCGTTCAACATACCAAAACCTCTAGCCGTTCCAGACGGAATATCAGACAGCCAGTTAGCAGGCATAGAAAGAGTTCCCGAAACATCAGTTCCTGTGAGGTTAAATGAAACAAAGTCGCCACCAAAAGTTGCGTTAGTTGCTCCTGTGGAAAATGTGTTGCCGTGGTACTTGAAGTACGCAGTGCCTGAAGTACCTTGTGACGATTTGCGTTGAACTATGAATGAGCCAGAGTCAGGTGCATAACCGAGACAGGCATCTGCAAGTTCTGTGCCATAGAAGTACGCACCGTTCGTCCAGTTACCTAAACCAGCACTTGTACCGTTACCAAAACGAACGCCACCTTGAGTCAAACCAAACCATTGGGCAGGGCTAACACCATACGAGTCCGAACCAGTAGAACCAGAGGCTGGAGCAATTAACAATCCACCATAAGGCTTAGTAAATGCCGCTACCTCACTAGAGTTTGTAACCAACCCCACATTGTCGGTAGCAACAACACGGAACCCGACATAATAACGACTAACCGTTTCCGTAAAGAAAACCCATTGGCGACGCTTGGCAGTTGAAGGAGTAAAATCAAACGAACCCGAAGTCGCCTCCCACTGTGCCTGAGTCAAAGTCTGGAAGTCAGACCAACCCTCACCCGAACCTCCATACGGAGTGTACTGAACCTGAATCTTTACTGAAGCAACACCAGAATCAGCATCAGTAACTAACGCCCCACCCGACCAAGCAAACCTCATGTTCGCATTAGACAAACCTGTCGTAGTTCTATTGGCGTTAATAACAGGATTAGTAGTGTCGTACTGATACGCCTGAACGAACTGCGTACCGTTATGAACCCAAACAGTTTTAGTGCGTTTCATTTCAGTGCCATTATGAACATACGGTGCTTGAGCCGAAGAAACCGGCTGAAAACCAGAACCGTTATGAACCCATATTCCAGCCATCAGTATTGGAACCAAACATCACCTAATGCTCCAGCCTGACCAGAACCACTAGAAGTTGAAATAGTTATTTTAGGGTTTGTTGAACCAGCGTTATTGTAAACACCAGCCAATTTTGTGTACGAAATAGCCGCCGAAGCACTGATGTCAGTGGTTGTAATTGTGCCGTCAACAATGTTCGCTGAAGTTATTGTCCCAGAAGCAATGTCTGTACCAGTAATCGTGCCATCCGTAATCATCGCCGAAGTAATAGTCCCCCAAAAAACACCACCAGACTGACCACTATCAGCATAAAGCACCGTGTTATTAGCACCAACAGTCGTTTTAACAAGCGTGTCATCAGCACTACCCGACAAAAGGTCACCCTTAGCGGCAATCAACGAACGAATAGCAGTGTTCGCATTCACCGCCGTGTTCGTAGCATTAATGTCAGAAGCCGAAAAAACAGACCCGTCCAAATAAGAAGTAGAAAGCGGAGTAATAGTCATATCTAACCTTTCAGTAACCCAAAGTATTCACATCAAGTTTGCCATAATCCAAAACAAGAGCATCCCCACCAACAGGTTCAGCCAAACCAAACTTCAAACTCCACGAACCCGGACGAATATCATGGTCAATACCTTGAATCGTCAAAGTACGAGTCAAATCAATAGCGGAACCCGAATACTTTTTCGTCAAAGTAATCGGATCCAACAAATCACAAACAACAACCGACAACAAGTTCGCATCCGACAAAGACATCGGCGACACCTCAATACCACTAATAACCAACTGAGGATCCTTACGAGAACTCAACAAATAGTTAGCCAAATTTTCTGCCTCAGCATCAGTCACCAACAACAAACCTGAAAGCACCGTACTCCTAGACGAATAATCCAAAATACTGGTTGCATCAGTCTTCTGCACTTCCAAAATGTCAGGACCGTTAATCGTTATGTCATTCGTAATGTTTTCGTCATCAAAAGTTTGTGTTATAGCCTCAAACGCCAAACCTGAAGTCTCATTAAAAACAAGCGGAGTCTTCGCATACCCTGCCGCTAACTGTTGCAAATATTTACGACCATAAAAAGTAAATTTTCCGTTACGATCAACAAAAAAAGCACCCATCTCCGTATGTTCAACCTGCTGAACCGCTTCTAAACCTGACCGAAGATTGGCAGGATCGTCTGTCACATAACTGTCACCAGTCAAAATGTTTTGAACACCAGTAGGGATAGATGCTTGGTTAAGAATTTTTGATATCCGAGCAGAACTCAACTCGTTATATGTAGCACCAGCAATAGTTTCCACATTTCCTAAACTCAACACACGAAACGGGTCAACAGCAGAAATTGTGACCTGAACAGCGTTAACACCCTGCGAATATTCGTACTTGTAATCGTTCACATACCCGTTAAAAAGCGAATACTCTGCACCACCAATAACAGTCGTAATTTTGAACTGGCGTAACGGCTTGATATACGAAACCCCACCAACATACAAAATAGAACTCGTGTTATCAGGATTAAAAGTACCTGTAGTGTCCACAAAAGTTGCTGTCGCCGCACCAGCATCAAAACTGTCAGTCGCACGCGTCCGACCACGACGAATACTCACCGCAGTAATCGGTGTCAACTCAACAAACGCCGCAGACGGCGGACCCAAAAGAAAACCCGCACCCAACAAACTCGTACCCAAAATACCGTTACCCGAAGCCTTAAACGCCGCGTCAGGCTTAATGTACACACGAATATTCGGCAAACTCATATCAACAGACCCCGCCCAGATTTCTGAGCCTTCACCAAACCAACACGAACAGCCTCAACAAGATCCCGCTCCGAAGAAACCGTACCCTGAACCGTCACATACACATTCGTAGTCCCCAAAGAACCCATCTGGGACAAAGGAATGATTGCTTCTGCGCCAGCCTCGCCCACCAGACCAATTGTTGGCATAGTCACGATGCCGCCATTAGCGAACGGGGTTACGCCAGCCGTGGTCGGAGTTACCAAACGATCAATCGCACCGTTAAACCCAGCCAAAAATTCAAACATGGCATCATGGAACTCAACCTGAATAGCACTCACCAACTGGGCGATAGCAGTGTTCGCATCCGCCAACTGCGTATTCAAATCAGCCAACAAAATGTTTTGATTAGCCAACTCAGTTTGAGCGGTCGTTAACGCCGCCTGTGCCCCAGCAATAACCCCACCCCAAAGATCCTCAACAATCCTGCCTTGAGCCGCAATCTGGTCATTCAAATCCCTGACCTGAGAAGGATCAAACATGATTGTCGTAGCACTAATTGCTGTTTCATTAGCGACACTGGCAATCTGCGAACGAATATCTACCAAATCAGACAGATCACCAGCGGACATCGCCAACAAACCACGAGCCAACTTGCCACCCGAAACCACACCCGCACCAATAACCTCAGCGATCATGTCCTTCGGGAAACCACGATCTCGCATCTCCGAAATACCGTCACGGAACTCCTGAGCCAAACGAAGAACCCGTGAAGCACGAGCAACCGTATTTGACTCACTTAACGGAGGCATCATGCTTGTCGCTACCTGTACGGCATACGCCTGAGCGTTCTGGATGATCGCATTACGCTCGTCAACCAACCGCTGATACTCAGTTAACGCCGCACGAGCCTTATCCAACGCCGAATCAGTCGGCAAAATAGCACCAACAATATTCAGACCGTAACCCTGAGCGATACCACCAGCCTCTTCCTGAAGATTCTTCAAAGTTTCAGCCAAACCAGAAATCAACGACTCCAACTCGCCGATCTTGATCTTTGCATCTTCAATGCGACCACCCAAAAGATCACGAGACTCAGCCATCTTCGCCAACTGCTCATACTTTGTTTTCAAACTGTTCAAAGCAGAAGCAACAGCAGGAATGTTCTTCAAACCCAACTTCTCAGCCTGAGCATTCAAATCCTTAAACACACCACGAACCTTGTCACCCGTAGTCTCTTCACCCGTCAAACCGAGAAGATCACCGAGCGTAGAACTAGAAATCTGATCGTTCGCATACGACACAAGATCGTCAACCCAACCCTTAACCCAAGCGAACGGATCCTCTTGCTTAGGCTTAGAACCACCACCACCGCCGCCACCACTCTTGCCAGCCTTTTTAGTATTAAAACTGTCAACAGCGATTTGAGCCTCACGCATAGCATCAGTCATCTTCTTCAAGCCCGCCGTATCATTGCTAATCAAATAAACAGCCTTATAAACAGCCGCTATAGCATCCAAAGCCGCTTGAGCCGAAGACAAATCAAAATACAAAGTAGCCGTAGTGCCGTTAACCAAATTCATAGCGTCAACAACTTCTTTGATCGCTTCCTTACTGTACCCAGCCTGAATACCCGCACCAATCAATTGCTGAACATACGCCGCAGTTTTGCTTTCAACCTCTTCCAACGGCAACTTCTGGTCAATCAAATTCTTGTTGAAAGTTAAGATCGCATCGCCAATGTCGTAAGCAGTGTTCTTAAAGTCGTCAAAAGTTTGTTCACCGTAAATAATGTCTTGGGCGGCAGTTTTAAGTGTTGCACTCAAAGTCCTGTTTGCCCTAAACAACGAGATCGTGTCACGATACGCACCCTGAACACTCTTCGCATAGTCATCTAACGCGACAGCATTACCGCCGTTGGCAATTTGAAGTTCCAAATAGGTTTCAGTCAACGACTTAACAGCGACATGCTCTACTTGGTTCATTTTGTTTAGTTCACGCTTATTCATCATTAAATCGCCGTGAAGCATAATCCCAACTGCAACAGCCTCATTTTCACCTTCAAGCATTCGCCGAGCGTAATCTGTTGCTCCAGCCATCAAATAATTTGCAAACGCCGCGTCTGTAGCGGCTTCACCGTAACCGAACTTTGCCGCGTCAGCATTAGCCAAAGCCTGAGCCTCAGCAATTATCCCAGTCGTTAACTGACCGCTACCCATCAACATGTCAACTTGATCTTGAATGATTTTTGAAAAGTCAGTTTTTTCAATCTGGTCTTGGATTTCCTCCAACGCCATCAACATAGGCTGGAAAGCATCACCGTCATAAGCGTCAAAATCGTTGCCGTCAGTATCGTCAATCAACTTTGCCATTGATTTAGCGGCTGATCTCGTAGCACCTTCAGCAACCAAAATTTCTTCAGCAAATTGCCTAAAATTATCGTGGGCAGAAGCGAAACTTTCCAAACTAGCAACCTGATTAAGTTTGCCAAAAGCCGCAACAAGTTTGGCACTGTCTTCGCCCGTCTTAAAAATAGCGTCAGACAAAAGGTCGGAACCGTCAGCACCCTCAAGAAGAGCCTCTTTGTTTTCTAGCAACGCTTTCGTATTGTCACGCAAAGCCTCACTCATCTCTTTAGTACGAGCGGCATTTTCTTTCTGCTTTGCACCAAACGCACCGATCGCCGCAACCACAAGTTGAATAGCAACCATTGCCAAAATCATTGGTCCGAGAGAAGCCATTAAACCTTTAGCCGCCACAGCAATTGATTTAAAAGAGGCAACACCTGCCGCTCGTAAAGCCCCAAACGAAGAAATAAAATTAAAATTATTAGCCGCTAAAGTTTTTTGGTATGTAATCGTATCTCGCATGCTGGCACCAAAAGTTTTAAAGCCTGTTACCAACTTTGTTAACGCCTTTGCAGAACCATCAGCGTTAAGACCCATCAACTTCTTTTGAACAACAAAAGCCATGATGATTGGCAACAACGCCGCCATAACTGCTTTGTTGGCAGTCAGAACAGTCAACAGCGACGCTAAACCGTTAATCACAGGCAAAACAACAACACTGATCGCCGATATCGCATTGACCATTCCAGTCAGAATAGAAACTATTGAACCTTGCATTCCTTGAGCAACATTGGCAACAGCCTTTAACACTTGGTTCATGGAATCCATGATTGTTTCCCCAAGATCCATAACCACAGGCAACAACGGTTCCAAACTCTTTACTAAATCCATAAATACGGCACGAAGTTCTGGCGACATCAAAATGAGGGTCGCTATACCAAGCCCCAGCGGACTAATGCCTGCTGTTAATTTCTGTAACCATTGACCCAAAACTGGGATTTGACCAACAATGTCTTTACCAGCGAACGCCGCCAAACCGACAGACAACGCAGTAATCAGCGGTAACAACTCAGTGATCCGAGCAGAAACAGCGTCAATATCAAAACTGCCTAACTGAAACATCTCCATCGCATGCTTCATATTTTTGAAAACGCCTTGTAACGGCGAAATCAAAGTAGTAAACGATTGTGTCAAAGCCGTAATGATCGGGTGCAACGCTCCACCCTCACGAATCATCAATGAGAACTGTTTGAAAGTTGAATACGCCGCCAAAATGACAGGACCAAAACCATCCAAAAATAGGGTTCCAAACTCCAACTTAATGTCGTTGATAATACGAGGGAACGAACGAAGAACCTTCCCAGATTCAGTCATCGCCGCTTCATAAGTACCAGCAACCTTCGCACCCTCATCCATAACCATGTTCAAAATTGCTTGCTGGCGTTCCGAGTTAGTTAAGTTGTTAGACGACTTACCTAACTTAGTTGCATACTCCGCATACGCTTCACCAGCGTACTTAGTGATACCCACACCCTTAAGCAACATACTGTTGCCCGTCTGAATAGCGTAAGCAAGCGTTTTAGCAACATCGGTTGAGTTTCTTTGCGACAACACAGCAAAGTCTTGAGCAACACGAGCCAACTTGCTCGCATCCGCCAAATCAAGGTTTGACTTCACGAAAAGCAAAGCAATCTCCTGAGATGCCTTCATTTCAATACCCTGTTTACGGACCGCTACGGCGGCATCCGTCAACGCTTTACCACCAACACCCGACGACTTACCCACAGCCTCCATCGCCACATTCATTTCGGCAACATCCGCCGCAACACCAAATGCGCTATGACTGAACTTAACTAACGCCAGCCCAGCAACACCAACAGCCACACCCATCTTGACCGCCGCGTCATGGAAAGCATTACTGGCGTTAGTAGTGGACTGAAGGCTAGACCCCATCGCATTGGTGCCACCAGTGATTGTCTTAGCAGTATTTGAGAACGCCTGTTGAGCCTGCCCCATCCCTGAGACAAAGCCAGATACATCAGCACCAAGTACAGCGTCAACGGTTATAGCCATTTGCTATCTTCTCGCCTTCGCCATCGCTTGTTCACGCTCCCACGCAGTTAATTTGTCATGTGCCGCCCACCCAATCAGTTCGTCTGAACTCAGCGGACGATGATTTGGTGATCCCCACAACAACTCTTCAACTGTCCGCCCCAAACGCTCTGAAAGGACGAAGTAATACCTATATTCGGGATCGGCTAATTGCCTTTTCCCTCTTCATCAATCGCATCAGGCTTCATACCCGACATTTCCATTGCCTTCTGTGCCACAAACTCCACAGCAGACGCAGACTTATCTGAAATGGCATCCATGTCTTCAACAGAGAAAACACGACCACCAGTTTCGGGATCGTAAACACACGCAATGATGAGCGACGGATACATCTTTTGAATATCAACCGTCCCGTCAGCACTCATACAGGAACTGACCAACTGGGCACGATCAGAAGCACTGAGCGTTCGCAATTCAATGTCAATACCCCATTGGGCTACATGGAACACCTTTGACTCAATGTCATTGGCGGCTAAAATTCGGTCACGAAGGGACACTTTTGCTCCTTATAGGTTGTTAATTATGCCCAAGCACCGCGGGTTACGGCACCTGTTACTTGCAATTCCACCGAAGCGGAAACGACATCGCCAACTGGCGATCCGATGTTGTAGGCGGTCACGAAAGCCTCGCCAGAATACTTAACAAAAGTAGAGGTTGAACCAGCAGGACCGTACTCAAATGAAAGCGAAGCGGTCTGACCAAGTACAGCGGCGACGAGTGCATCAAAAGTTGCATCCCACTTGCCAGTCAACGAGATCTTCGCATCTTTCAAACCGACGATGTACGACTTGGCACCAGTGGTACCAAACGCCGTCACATCGGCAGTGTCAATGCTCTCAGGAAACGAAACTTCCATGAGGTATGAACTGATGTCGGTCAAAGTTCCGCTGGAGTTGTCCAGTTTGAATACTGCTGATTTTCCGTGTACGAATGCCATGTCGGTTCCTTACTTTCTTGCGAATGAGGTTTGGTAGGTGATTGAACCCGTTCCAGCGATAGTCCGAGTGGTTCGCAGGTAACGGTTAACAGTGGTTCCCGAAGCAACCACGATCTTTTCCGAAGTCGTTGTGACGGTCGGAACAGTAGTAAAAGTGACAAGATCAGCCCAAGTGCTGTTGTCAGACGAATGCTGAATCTTGACAATGCTCGTACTGTCTTGCGTGTTGGCAGTTACATGCAACATGCCTGCACCACCGTTAGCAGACGAAGCAGAGTTATCCACAGAAGTTCCGTTACCTGTAGCGGTTTGGGCACTAAGAGCCTGAAGGCTCACTGCGTAATCAACTCCGCCAGTTGCCTGAAATTCGGCTGAAGCCTGAACTACATCAGCAACAGGGCTAGACAAGTTGTATGAAGTTTCGTGGCATTCAGCAATGAAGCCACGCTTACCGATCGCATCAGTGTCAGGGAAAACTGATAGGTCGCCAACAGTGGCACCCAAAGCCGTTTGGAACACTGAGTCACTAGCACCAGAGCCACCGTCAAACATTCCAGAAGCCGAAATCTTTCCGTCTTTCAAACCCGGAATGTAAGACTTAGCACCAGAAGTACCGAAAGCGGTCACATCCGACATGTCAATACCCTGATTGGCTGAAACTTCCTTCAAATACGGCGAGAGATTGGTCGCATTAAACAAAACGACTGTTGATTTACCGTGAACGAATGCCATCAGAAACCGCCTTCTTCAACTTCTTCTTCAACGACCTCTTCAACGACCTCTTCAACGGTTTCTTCAACCACTTCAGGTGCTTTGCCAGAAACAAGTTCAATGATCTTTTGGTCGGTCAACCATTTAATGGACTTGGACGGAATGGAGGTGTGGTCAACTAGAGCGTCAGCCTCATACCGACCGCTCGGAGTATCAATTCCAATTAACACCTTGTACTTCGCCACAAAGAATCCTTTTAGACGCGCGTTCCCAGCGCGCCCTAGACACAAAGGTCACGGATGGGCTGGGGACACTATGGTCACGACAACTTGAGTGTACGCCACAACCATCATCGCATCGTCTGAACTCTTATTTAGTCGTTGCAGGGTTCAGTCCACGGCTTCCAACCGCATTGACCCTTCTCTTCCCTTGACGAATACAACTTGTAAGCAAACGCCAGATTCAACGCAGGATCAAACATGTCATCAGGGTGCGAAAAACCCATTTGGTTTAGCCATTCAGTATGAATCTGATTTATCTGGCTCAAACCCGCATCATGTCCGTTCCATGCAGAAGGATCGCATCGTGATTCAGTCCACAGAACGGTGCTTAATGTTTCCCATTCCTCTTCATGCCAACCGACCGTCATCGCCAGATCGTGCCACTCACCGCAACGCCCGTGAACAAAACGAGCCACATCAGTTTGCAAAGCCCAAGTCTCAGCAACACCAATCCAATCAACCTCAGTCGTGGTAGTCACGGGAACAGTAGTGGTGGTCGGGATCACCACAGTTGTTTCTGGAACAATCACAGGGGGATCTGTTCGCATCGTCACCGAAGTTGTCGGCGGGGAATCAGCCCCCTTCAAACTGCCACAACCAACCAACAAAACCGACAAAACAAGAATCCGTCTCAACATGAGTCGTAACCCTACCGTCATATTCCGTTCAGGTCAAACTTCCTGACTATTCTGTGCTTTACAACGGGGGCACATAACCTGCCACGGACGGGTCAAACGGATAGCCAAAAGGCGGGCACACCGCCAACAGCGGGGGTTTTCGTCCGCTGGACGGATCTGGCGACCGTAAGGATCTGGATCAGATATTTTTTCCGCAGGCATTGCAGAACTCTTCACTTTCCACGCCCATAGTCGCCACATTTATCCGAGCCTCTACTGGATGTGGGCAACCCGTCGCATCGTCAAAGTCAGGTTGGATCGCCAAAGCCGCCACCAAAGCAGACTGAGCGGCATCCAAACAAGCCTGAGCCGCCAACAGAGCCTTATGAACCGCAACCAAGCCCTCGTTCACGGTGTCACCCAACAAGTGAACTCACAAGCAACCATAGGACGCTCATCACCATCCATCCCAGCAGGATAAAGACCCGTAGTATCCAAAACAGACATGAAAGCAACCCCCGAAATCGTTTGGTTTCTAATAGCACCCAGACTCGCCTGAACAGCCTGCATCTTAGTTCTGGCTGACGGGTAATCATTACGCCCAGCACGAGCCACAACCAGCACAGTATGCCTATAAGTGCCCGCTACCGAAGCACCAAAGACATGATCTACCCCACCCTGTTGCTCCATCAAAACAACCGAAGCATCAGGACTGCTTTGCATCTGAGCCAACCACAAATCCGTACCCAAAGTCCCAACCCCAGACGAAACCAAACGGGCACCCAAAGCATCCAAAACAGCCATCAGTACATCACCTTCTTCAACAATCGCATCAACACCGTATTCATCTGGGCTTCAAAATTCTCCCGATTGTCATTAAGCGGATCACTCAAATAATGCCACTTACGACCCGGTGCATGCGGAAAGTTGATGTCGTGTTGCTTCTCAGCATAAGCAACAGCCGTATTACCATACGAAACACGAACATGAACCGTCTGACCGTCATACGAATACGGCGACACAAACCCAGACGACTGCAAAGCACCAGTCCGAAACGGAACCTGCCTCTGAGACTCATTAAACACCTTATTAGCGACCATATACAACGCAGTCCCCACCTTCGGCACAGTCCCAGACTTACCCAAATACTTCAAAGCCTCAATCATCCGATTCTCCCCCACCAAAAGAATCGTCGCATTCCCCACACGAGCCATCAGGCACGACCAAAACTGACACTGGTATGACTAAGCCCATTTTCATCACTATGAACATTCACCGTCAACAACACAGGGAAAGAACCATCAGGCAAAGCAATCCGAGAACTCAAATTCACCGTAGGAGTCCCATAAAAAATGATTTTGCCAGTCTCATACACCTGACGACCATTCGCATCATGCGCCAAAGTCCCAGTTTCCATCACACGACAATTAACAGAAGTCCCCGAAGCCGACCACGACTGAACCCCATACTCCGTCTTAGCCGACTGAGAATAAACAGTCACCGTCTGAGGCATCAACTCCAAAAAAGCAGTCTCCAACGCCATACATCAATCCACAGCAGTCCGAGTGTCATACGAACCATAATTATGATCCATATCAACAGCAAACTTCATAGCCCCAAAAACATTCCCACTGTCATCCGTATAGAAATTCACAGACGGCGGATTACGACGAGAAGCCTTCATACGCAAAACCTCAGCCAACTTCAACAAAGAGTTCGCATGCGCCGAATACTGAGTAGAAATAGACAAATCGCCCACACTACGAGAATAATCAGCCTTACCAGAAGCCTTAGAAGCCGCCGCCTCACACACACCAGCCGCCGACAAATAAGCATCAGAGTTATTCTCCGACAACAAGAACGAAATCTCTTCGTTACTTACCTGCTGGTTCGTAGTGTCAGTATCTCCCGAAAGGAACCTGACCCGATCAATAACGGAGTTAGCAGGATCACCGCCATAACTCCAAGTCATTGAATCAACCTTCCTCTACAGCAACCTTTGGCGGTCGCCCAACTTTCTTAACGGGCTTAACTACATCTTCAACGATCGCATCACTGTCAACAGGCGGAACCGTAACCTCAATCCTCTGGATATAGCGTCCAGATTCAAGAGAGCGACGATTCCGCCAATTGTCAGCAAGAACTCGTTCACCAGTTTGAATGAAATTGCCTCCACCGACCTTGATCGGCTTAAGCACGAGCCATTCGCTCACGAAACCACGCTGGCGAAGAAGTAACCGAGGTCAGCGGCAACGACCTTCATGTCAAAAGCCATTTCTGCTTCAATACGGTCAGCCTTCACTGATTCCATACGGAAACGGCTTGAACCGATCGTCTGACCAAGACCACCAGAAACACCAGTCCAAGACATGATGTAACCAGCAGACGGCTGGAGAAGACCCGGTGACGGAGCCGAATAGCACAAGAGCGCATTCTTACCAGCAGTGAAGTCATAAGCACCAGTGGCACCTTCATTGTTGGTTGCCTTGACAGCCTTTGAAACCACAACACGATCAACATCAAACATACGAGCGATCATGTCAGTCGTGATAACCGAAGACGAGGTGTACTTGATACGGTCAACGAGATCTGGGTGATTCTTCAATTCCTTGAAAACATCGTAACCAAGCACAAGCGTGTTCGGTTCAAAACCAGTAGTGGAAAGGATTGCTCGCTTCGCATCTTCAACATCGTTCAACGGGTCACTGTTGGTGTAATCCGACCACAAGTTTGACGGAGTGTTGTCAGTAGCCCAAATGCCACTCGTGAAATAACTTGAAACGAATTCAGTTTCCATCTTGAGCAACAAACGGCTCGTAATGAACTCAACCGCTTCACGATCCACATTGATAGGAGCATCAGCATTTGCACGAGTCTGATCGCCAACATCCTTGTGGAAAGCCCACACTTCAGCGTTGTACGAATCGGTTGACAAGTTGTAACCGCCACCAGCAGATTCCGTCGCATCAGCGCGTCGCTGTGCTTCGTCACGGAACCAGTCGTTCTTGGTGTACTTGAAGAACTTGTCCGACTGCTTCTCAACAGGAACGATCGGGAAGATCTTGTTTGCAATGAAGTTTTCGGCTTTTTGCATGTAAGCGACACTGATGTTCGTCAGAATCGCATCAACATGTACCTGATTTTGTGTGGGCTGGGGCATGATTTATTCCTTTTGACTCAGGCGGCGCGGGCAGGCGATGCACAGTTAATAACAGCGGTTGCAATATCCAAGTCGGCTCCACCCGCAAGGATGATTTGACCGACGATGTAGTTAGTGGTGTCAGTTCCGACAACCTTTGCTCCAGCCTTACCAGCCGAAGTCGTGCCGATAGCAACACCTTCGTCTAGGCTTGCGGAACAAACGACCTTAGTTCCACCAATAACTAGAACTTGGGCTTCTTGACCAGCGGTTGGGCTGTTCTGAAGAACGCCAATCGGCTTGTCAGTAGCCGCCGCACAAAGCGCGGCTTGACCCGAAGTGTTGATCTTGACGAAGTAATACTGCTTCGCACTAAGGTCAGCGGCGGCGACAAGGGTGATTTTGACGCTGTAATTGGAAATTTCGTATGCCATGAGTGTGTCCTCTTCTGGTCAGCGGGTTTCAGCGATGTACTCTGCGTACAACGATGGGTTGGTTTCAATCAAGCCAGCGATTGCTTGCTCAACGGTCTTATATTCGCCCTTGGTCACAGCGGACTTAGCGAGCGATTCAATCTTCTGGAAACTGCCAGCAGTATTTGGCATGTATGAAGAGCCGATTTCGGCAAAAATGTTGGCTGATTCAGCCTGAGCGTTAGCGGACTGCAAAGCCTTAGCGATGATCTCAACGACTGTTGCGTCAAGTTCTTCCAAACGGCGAAGGGCAGGACCAAATTCTTCGTGGTCAATAGCAAGATTGCCATAATCGTCCATGCTCTTAGCAATTGCGTGAGCGTCAAGACGGACTTCACGCTCTTTGCGTAGTTCTTCCTGAGCAACAAAAGCCTCGTTACGAGCCTTCAACAATGCTTCACGAACAGCAGGCGGAGCCGACTTCATCATCGCATCGTCGTCCATGTAGTCCATGTCTTCGGTTGTCTCTTCGGTTGTCTCTTCAGTTTCTAAAGAGGCAAGGCGAGCCTGAGCGTCAGCAAGTTCTGATTCCAAAGCGACCATTTTTTCAATCGTTTCAAAATCTTCGGTGTTTAAACCAGAGTTCTTCATAAGGATCCATCCTTCGTCCATGTGCGCGGGATGGTCAACACCAGAAGTCTCTTCAATGTTCATGTTTACCATTTTCCGCGAAGCCATCGCAGAGAACGGTACTGATAACCCTGAACTACATCAACTAAACAAGACTTGCGTAAAGTCGCCAGTCGTTTTCTGGCACAGGATCCAAACTTGATTCATCACTCACAGGAACATAAATCCATGCAGTAACAATCGCACCATTCTCAAGTTCAACAGTTGCAGATTCACGACTGTAATGATCGGGAACACCTTCTAAATAATCAAGCCGAGACAAGATCGTTGAAGCGTTAACTTCACTTGTCGGCGTAATAATTTGACCGACTGTTATTGATCCCTCGTCTGGTATCGCATACGGGTACCACCCGTGAGTGACAAGACGGAAATCGTGGATGATGCACTCCTCGTAGGTAGCAAGCCCATCCCACAGCCGTGAGTTGTGGAATCCTTTTATCAGGGTTCCGTATACAGCAATTGGTTTCATTTACCCTCCTTCATTCAAAGGGTACCAAAACACTAAACCCGTGTCAAGCCCAAGCCTCTGATACATACGGCTTCACAAACGCCCAAGCATCGTCAGGCATCCCCGCCGCTTCCCAAGCATCACGATCAAACCCAGCACAATCCCAAGCATTCGCATCCACAGAATCATTCTGGAAATCCAAAATCATTCCATCTTCAAACTGGCACTCCTCACGCAACTGCGGAAGAATCTGCAACTCCTCAGGCGATTCGCATAACGCCTCAGCGTCCTCGCCCAAAACAATAGCCTGCATCAAACGGCTAATACGGTTTACGCTAATGTCCACGGTTCATCCCTTGCTGTTGACTCGCCCAAACTTTCGCCAGCCTTCGCTAAGAAAGCATCATACAGGGCTTTATTTTGAATAGTAACCCGACCACCCTTGGTACTCTTACTTACAAATTTTTGTGGCGGTCGCCCTGAGTTATCATAAGCCTCAAAAGAGTCATACAGCGGTGCCGTTTCCAAAAATCTTGCCGAAGCCCCAACATGAGCGTCACGCAAAGCGAACTCAGGAACCTTACGCCCCGAAGTAATACCTCGCTCATTAGAACGAACAATAGCCACTTCGGTAGGGATAGTCACCATAATCAAACGAGTTTTATAGCCGTTTGCTTGAGCCACAGCAACCTTCTTCGCTTGTGCCCCCGGTTTGCCGTCAGCAGTACCATCCATCACAATGTCCAAACCTCTGTACATAGCCTCGGAGTTAATACGCTTCGCAAGGATAGACGACTCTTCGTGAGTAAAACCAGCCGCAACAAATCGTGCCCGCTCAGTTGAACGACCCAATTCATAAGGCTTTTCTCTACCGTCAGCAGTGACATAAACCCTTTTTTCCCCACCCTTTGTCAACGCCAAAAACTCTGGTAACAAATCTTTGATTTCGTCAGCATTGATCTCAACAGAGTGCATATCACCACTTGGTACAGCCGAACCATTCTTCAAAACACGGGTCGGAACACTAGCGGCACCAGATTCCAAAATGCTGGTTTTACCAGAAGCACCACCACCACCAAGCCAAGTGTATTCGGGGGTATCATCTCTAGCCGTTTTGCCAGCCAAATGAGCGTCAACGATCGCATCGTGCAAAGCCCGCCGTTCAGGAGTCATAAAACGACGAAGAACATCATACGGTGCTTCTGTAGGCAACCCCGCCTTACCAAAACCCATGTTCGGTTGATCTAAACGATCCATCATGTACTTGCCCATAGCGTCAAAATCAACATGCCCGCCAAGCGACGGAGAAGTGTTAAACAAAGACTTACCAGCAGGAGAAGTTGGCAAACCCAACGGACCAACAGGAAGATCGTTATGCGGAAACTCCATCTTGGAAGCCAAAGCATCACGATTTTTCTTCAAATTCATCATCGCATAATCCGCAGACGACTTAATTTGTTCCGAAAACTCGCCCGCACCCATCGGGGTTTCACCTCGTTCAGTAGCCCAACGAATATGAGCGGCGTAACGAGCCGCCTCAGAACGAGAACTGAACTTAGCCTTAACAAAAACCCACGAAACCCCAGTATCAGCCCACATTCCAGCATCAACATTGCCAGTCAAGATCGCTTTAGAAATCGCCACCATCGTCTTCGCATCAGCAAACTGCGCTCCAGAAACAGACTTAGCAACCACATCAGCCCGATACGGATCAAACACAACAGCATCAGAACCCGACGAAACCCGAACCCCTCCACCATCTGGACGGACAGCAAAAGACTTACCTGAAACCCGAATCAACGCAGGAATAAACATCGGTTTGAACCCGACAGCCTTAGAAACAGGCTCAATTGGCAGACGAGCCGACGAACCACCAATAGAAAAACCTTTAATTTTGCCGTTCTTCACCAGATCCCACGCCCACTGCTTCCAAACAACACCCAAAAACACTGTCCCCTCAGGATATTCAACATCCCCGCCGTCAGCCGCTTTCTGCATTCGCATCGGTACAGGCAGTTGCATAGCCTCAACCCATTCACCAGCCACAATGTCACGATTGTGCTGTAAACGGATACCACGATCACCCTTACGAACATAATCCCACAAACCAGCCTGCAACTCGTCAGCGTCCGTCCACTCATTATGAGCATCCAACCGATTAGGGATATACCACGGACCCAAAGTGAATCGCTTCTCAGCAACCGACTTGTGAACCAGTTCCATTTCGGCGACAGGTTCAGCCTTCATCGCATCAGCATCAACACTTCGTTGCGCTTCAACAGACAAATCTTCCCACGCCAGATCGCCGTTAATCCACTGGTCTATTTCGTGTGTATGCATGCGGTCACCTTACAGTAAACCCGATAAGCATTATTTAGTAGGGGGGTTGATCCATTCCCACTTGCTCATAGACATTTTCGTAACCACATTCTCCAACAAGATCGGGGCACTCTGAACACCGCCACGCTCCAGAACAACACGCTTGCCGAACATCGGATCATCGTCTTCAATGTCAAACACCTTCGCATTATCAACCATTGCAATCAAAATCACGACAACTCCTCAACTATTTTTAGAGCCTCAACGCCCATATCAACCGTTATCGGTTCAAAGCGTACCCCGTTATCGCCACCAAATTCTTTCCGATGGTCAAACCCATCAATAAAGATCTTGATCGGAATACCGTCAGGGAAAGCGTCGCATGTGGAAACCATCCAACCGTCAACAACGGCTGAATCTGCTCGCAAGTGCTTACAAGCCCAACAGATCGTTAAACCCTCAGTCATTTGTTCTCTCCTTCTATGTAATTCAATAATGTCTCAACAATTTTGATTGCTAACGGTGACGCTGGCGGTTGGTCAGGTTCAAATTTGGCGGCAAAATACTGTGCCGCTGATTCCGCAACCAATTCGTCGTAGTTAGTCAAAGCATATTTGGATATGTCTTCTTCTATTTTTCCCCGTATTTTATATTGCGCTTTATCATCAAGTTCAATTCTTGCACGACTTTCATCTCCGTAATGCTCTTTAAGAATCGGGCTAATCAATTTGGCAAGTTCACGATTGTACTTTTTACGATCATCTGAATCCGCATACAAGGATGGTCTAACTTCTTTAACATCGCCGTACAACGCTTTATTACCAGCGGCAAACCCAATGTGGTGCCCAAACTCGTGATAAAAAGTGCTACTCAGCGACCTTGAAGATTTGAACCCCGTTGAAAATGCTTGTTCTTTTGCAAACAACGCATATTGCTCCGAAGGGATAACTGTTCCATCTGGCTGTATCAAAGTTTGTACAAAAGTGCTTGCAATGAAATTTAGACTGTGACCATCACGACTAGCCTGACCCCACGAATTCCGTATTTGATTTTCATCCCAAACTACTTCTTCAATAGTTTCCGCCACGATAGGTGCAAATTTAAACAAGTTATCCATTGCAATGGCATACGCTTGAGCCAAATGATCCGTTTTGGGGTTACTTCCCATAGCATTCAGTTTTACTCTGAATCTACGCCGTTGATCTTTTGTTGTGCCACCCCATTTATCCTGCAACCATGTGATCGCATCTTTCATAGAAGCAAGAGCGGGCGGTTGTGCATCCCACCACATACCAGTAGCAGTAAACCGTGACGGTACAGTCGGAGCCGTAACAACAGGTGTCGCATCAGCACTCTGACTAGCCGTCCAAGCCTCAGCAGACAACGGAGTCATACCCCTCTGGTTCATCCACCTAATATGAGCCGCATACTTCCCAGCCTCACTACGAGAACTGAACTTTGCTTTCTCAAACTCAACATTAGAACGAAGCCAATCCAATAGATCAGGCATCGCATCATCCATATCATCCAACGACCCGATCATTTCAACGCCCCAATCATTCCAATTTTGCTATCAGAATAAACCATTTCTTCACCAGTCCAAATCATTCTCATTTTTGTCTGCCAAAAAGTTTTAGCATCAGGTAACGGATCTAATTCAATAGATGTAACACCTTGAGATTGACCCCATTTCAAAAGCGCGCCATACATAGCAGAACCAGCACCTTCAACTATATGAGCCGACCCCATAAGCCAAATTGACATAGGTTTACCATCAGCCATACTGTTTGTCTGAATATGAGCAAGAGCGGCACCAGCAACTAATGATCCATCGTGAACAACAATTGTTGTCCCTCGTGTTGCTCCCCTTTTTATAGAAGTTGTCATTAACTGAAGACCAGAAATTGTTCTATCAGAAAAATATTTACCTTCTTTTCCTTTTGTATCTCGCCACAAATTCCTTTGTTCAACAACAAAATCTTTAAATTTTGTATGCATCTCCAATATGCGTTGCCGATCTTCAGGAGAATTGATTATTTCAATTTGGAAACCAGCATCAGTTACTGATTTTGTACCAGCGTTAATCCGATCAGCAACTTTCTGATACTGCGGATCAAGCACCCGAACAGGATCAACCTTCTTCGCATGGTTCTTCCAACGCTGTTCCGCCGCATACCTGCCCGCTTCACTCCGAGACATAGCCTTCTCAAACTCACCCGAACCATCAAACACATCGTGATTATCAGTCACAAAAACATCCGACACCCCAAACGGCATCGGAGCCTCAACCAAACCAACACCCAAAACATCCAACAAAAACTCAATCGTCAACAAAGCCCCCAACATCGTGTCCATACCAGCAACCTCCTCAGCAAAATAAAACCGAGGCGACCGAACACGAACCTTCGCATCAACCAGAAAGTCCACATTGTCCAAAAACTCTTGCGGGGCATCAACCACCCCGTTATCCCACGAAATACTGTCACCGTCAACGGTCAACCAATCTAATTTCATGCTGAAGCCCACATTCCTAATGTAAAAGTCAACTGATCCGAGTCAATACGGTCATGCGGACGAATCGTATTGACAAACAACGAATAATCTGTCCCCGTAGTCAACTGTTCGTGAGCAGAATACGCGAACCCGCCGTACACACGCCCAGAATACTTATCAAAATAACTATCTTCAACGAAACCAGATCGCCCAGATTCTTCCCAAATCCCAGTTTGTAACCTTTGAGCAAAAGTGCTACCAAACTTTTCTTCTGAAGGTCTAAAATTACCGACTCTTCTATTGACACCAAAAGAATGAACCATTGCTCGCATGACTGGGCTTGACGCTTCAACAGCATGAACCAATTCGTGGATAACAAAAGCAGTCTGAGCATTTGCCGAAGTTTGAATTATATGATTCGCTTCAATGTACCCTGATTGCATTTCGTTAACAGTTTTTGCTCTTAACACTCTATGCGTAGTTTTTGTTTGCGTGTAAGTTTTTAAATTGTCAATCCATGCCGTTGGTAAATTTTGCATCGCATCAGCAATACGGACTTCTACAGGTGCCCCATTCGGGAAATTGAAACCAGTAACAATTTCATAAGGAGTACCTTCGTCAGCACCGAAAGAACGAATTTCAGCCAAAACTTCACGCCGATATTTTGCCGAAGTGTTCTGCTCAAATCCTAATTGGTTTAATTCAAGAACAGAAGATCGCGTTTTTTCTATTAAAGCAGAAAGCAAAACTTTTTCGTCAGCACTGTTATTACTTTCAATAAATTCTCCCAAACTTGGGGCATAATCAACAAGGCTCCCAATCATTTTAGGTTGACCTGACTTAACATATTGTTGAAATTTTGGTGTTGGGTCATTCGGATCTGCTTTAAAAGTGATGAAATCATTCAAAAATCTGGAAGTGATTGTTTCGTAATGCGTTATCACTCTCTGGGCGTTAACAATTTTTAAAGTAAAGTCACGGGATGCTTCTGCTCCAGTTGCCAAACGAATATTTTGTGCGTTGATCCGCTCTTGAACTTCTTCTTCAATTAACGAACCTAAAGTTTTAACATCCTCCATCAAAGCCATGACCTCAGCATTAGGAACTTGATATGTTGCAAAAGGACTCTCTGGGTTTTTTATGTCTACTTCAACAAGCCATGCCGCCATCGGACTTTTACTTACCTCAGGAACGCTGGTCTTATCCCAATCTTTAGGATCAACAACAACATACTTTAAATCACCATTACTATCTAATCTTCCTTGGTTCCACATTCCCTCAGATGCCAAACCAGACTTAACCAAAACATCATTCAAGTTTTTAAGTCGCTTAGAAACATCCGCTTGCATGCTTTTAATCTTTCGCATGCGCTCCGAACCACCAGAGTTCTGTGCATTCCACTGGTCGGCGGTCATCGGAGTCATACCACGCTCATTCATCCACCTAATGTGAGCCGCATACCTACCTGCCTCACTTCGTGAACTGAACTTCGCTTTCTCCACAGGTTCGTCCACGCCCACACGCAACACAGGAACATCCGTGTACCCATTCGCATCCAACGCTTCCCTTACACGACGAGGAGCCTCAGCATCTACACCCGTAAAATTGTGAATCCAAACAGCATCAACATCATCCATGTTGACACCACCATGAATCTGAGCCTCAACATAAAAAAACGGTTCCGTAATCATGCCAGTACGAAACATGCCACCAGAATCATCTTTAACACTGTTTGCTGGAGCAGTTCTTGTCGCCATACCCAACGAATCGTTGTAAGCAACAGTTGTCCGATCCCGAACATTATTCTTTAACTGCAAAACAATGCCACCGTACATTTGAGCATCTTCACTTGTTTTTAAACTTGTTGAGGTCTGCATAGTGCCATACACGGGACGCTTAGTCGCATCCATGTCAGGATGTAAACCCAACACGCTAGATTCAAAAGCCGCCCGCAAATCTGGACTAAAATATCCACCAGAATCACCAGCCTCAAACTGTGTCTTGTAACGACCGCCCTCATCCATCATCATCTCAAAAGCGGTAATACCCATGTTGACTGTTGGAAAACCATCAGTAGCGATCTGAATTGCCTGATTGAACGATTTGCTTCGGTCAACATCCAAACTGCTAGACCTCATCTTCAAAGCAAGGTCTTGCATCGCCGAAACAATTAACCCGTGAGCAACCAACTCAGCATTAGTCGCACCCTCAGAACTATAAAAATCTGGTATATCAACAATACCTTTATCTTCCAAATATTTAATCAACGGTTTAATTGCTGGATCACCCAACACAGAGTCAAAATCTTGGACTGACACACCAGTAGCAATAAAATGAGGAGCCAAACTACTTAACAAACCTTTTAACCGCATATCCCGTGTAGCAGGAAGCAACCATGTAATTGGTTGACCAGTTTTTTGTGCCAAAGAAACATCATCGGTTGGAGTTAACAGCGTTTCTTGTTTCGCATGGTTCTTCCAACGCTGTTGGGCGGCATATCTGCCTGCTTCAGATCGTGAACTAAAAGTTGCTTTCTCAAGCAGATCCTCTTCAGGTTCCGAAAACTCGTCATACTCAATCAACGGTGGCGTACAACGAACCAACTCAACACCATTACACCACTTCAATGCCTTATTGATAGTCCCCCACGCCTGCACAGGAGTATCAACAGACGCTTCCATCAAATACCCGACCCAAGAACACTTAACAGGAGCCTTAGCCCCAATCAAAAGATTGACGGCATCAAGCAAATCGTCTTCGCATACAAGCCCAGACTCTTCAGTCCACTCAGCAAACCGCTGAACACCATTCTGGACATACCCGAACCTAATCATTGTCCCAACCCAATCGCTACAAGCAAACCTAAAGTAGAGTTCATGTGATCCTGATCTTCAATATGAGTGCCACCTTCAGACAGGCGATCCAAACCAGTTGTCATAGTTTCGGTATGACCAGACGAATAATGCCTGCCCGTATATTCATCCGCAAACTCGTCACGAATATATAGAGAGTCAAACCGTCTACCTCTTCCTCCGTCATAAGTTTGTTTAGGTTTTTCCCAACCATTAACAATGCGTTCTTTAATAGGCTGATTATTACGCCCACCAACTGTTTGCCGTCGCATAAGAAATGCTTGTTCCACAAAGTTAGCCCGACGATCCGCATAAGTTAAAGCATGCATAAATTCATGTATGTTCGTACCTTCCGAATTAGATGTCAAAATTTGTACATCACTAACATTCCAATGCCCACCACCTTTGGATTTTGTTACTTTCAGTAAGCCATATCTATCACTAAAAATTTTGATTGCTTTAGCAGGAAAAAATGTGTGAATGTCCCTAGCAAACTTTTCTTTTTCTGCTTTGGTCAACCTACTTCTACTTAAATCAATTTGGTCAGATTTACCAATTTGTGACTTGGCAGAAATATTTAGATCTTCCATGACTTTACTAAAACTTTCAGCATACCGATCCACATAATTTGGATAAGACCAGACCGCTCTCATATTGTTGTTGTGATTATTACTTATTTTTGAAAACTGATCTTTGTGACTTCCAGATCCTGACGGATTGTGGTTAGCGTTAAACCAAGTTTCAAAATCGGCGAGCGCGGCTTTCTCGTATTCGTCTTTAGCGGCATCTAACTGTTCTCTTTTTGAAACATTCGCATCTCGTTCACTCCACGGAATTTCGTAAAATTCTTGGTGCAGTGTGTCCCATTTTTCGTGCAAATTTTTGAGACGAGGAGGGAGGTCCGCAGTATCTATATCTTTAGGATCTCCACGCCACCCAATTTTCATTTCTTCAGTTTGGGCACCGTTTTCATAACCAGTGAACTGTTGTAGCCCTAATTCTTTGGCTTTGGCTCTAATCTCATCAACAACAGCCTGCGATTCGTCACGAACTTGCATTAACGCTTCGTGTTTGGCAGTATTAAATTCACCGTTTGGCAAAATATGTCCGTCTTGTTTCATTTTTTCTAGTATCGCATTATGCACTAACCCGCCCAGTTCATTGACTTCTCGTTCAACCGCCATCAGAGGAGGAGAACCAATAATTATTGTATTCACAGGATTATTTGGGTTACGAACTCTAACCACAGACATTTCGTTTTGAATATTTAAATATTCTCCTAACGGAACCAATCTGCCACCGTCATACCTACTACCCCTTATAGAAGCACCGGCATCACGCAATCTGCTTTGAAACTCATCACTAGCAAAACTTGTGATCGCATCTAACGAACTTTCATAAGAACTTCTTGTCGGTTGAACTGGTTGAGCGTTCTGGCTACGCCAAGCATCAGGCGTTAACGGTTCCATACCCCGCTCTCGCATCCACCGAATGTGAGCGGCGTACTTGCCTGCTTCGCTACGAGAAGCAAACTTTGCCTTCTCAATGGCATCCTTAACATTTGCATACAAAGCCCGCACATGAGCCGTCGCCTTAGCCCTAGACGAATGCGTACCAACAACTCTCCCGCCGTCTTCACGAACAACAACAAACTTGTCAGCCCTCTGCTCAATCTTGTACGGCATCACAAACCATCCTCAGGAAAAATCAGCAAAGCAGTACAACGACAATTCGGATGCAACGGAGGCATCAACCGACCACTAGGAAACTCATCATTCACACCAACAATCGTGCCATCTAACTCAAGACACAGATCGCATACATTAATCCCCTGCCAACCGTCAGGACCAACAACCCATTCTTTCTGCATCAAGTTCGGCGGATAACCAGACTGTTGCATGAACTGTTGCCACCCCAAATAGCGTCCAGCGTTATTAGCCCCAATGACTTCGGTTCTGGCGATCGTGTTAGCCCGTGAAGCGATCAACTTGTCACGGTACGCCCCCGCAAGACTGGTTGCCTGCGTAGTCGCCATACCTAATGCAACACCAGAATTGATAAGCCCGTCAAGTGTTCGTACATACATGTTTTCCACTGCGGTAGCCCAACGAGAATGCAACCCGACAATGTTCCGTAGTTCTCTTGCAATGGCATCTACAGTCATTTGGTCACGGTATCCACGAGAGATCAGATCCCTGATCTGTGACCGTACCTCGTCACTGATTTGGACAACGAACTCGCCAGCCCGCTGGGTCGCCCACGCGAGCGCGCGAGGGTCAGTGGTATTGAAACTGACTCCGATGCTTAACTGTGGCGGGATAGAAGCAATCGCATCAATGGCAGACAAGTTAAGTTCGTTTATCAACGGACCAATAATTGCTGGTGTTAAGTCCTGAAGTTGATCCAAAATATCAACCGAACTCAACCGACCCAAAGCAGTTACACCATCCGACGAACCACCAATAACACCCAACAAACTCCGAGACAAACTTGACGAAATTTGAGAGACAGCACCAGCCATCCCGATCTCGTTTGGCGTTAAAGGTGAGGCTTTATTGAATGATGTAGTCTTCAACCGAACCACTACCAGACGCTTGAGCGGGCGGGGCTTGAGCAGGTTGCGCTTCAGCGGGTGGAGCAGACTGCGGTGCTACAGGAGGTTGGGGCATCGCATTCGGTTGCATCTGGGCACCTTGTTGTAAAGCACCCTCTTCTTCAACCTTTGGTGGCAAGCCAGCAAGATCACGAACAAACTCATCCAGACCAGAATCAACTTGCAACGCTCCAGCACCAGCCATTTTGGTGATGAAGTCACCAAGAACAGTTAGATCGGTGGACTGCAACTCTTCCACTCGCATCACGGGTGCGCGCTGGGGATCCATACCGTTCAACTTCAACAATCTCGGAACAGCATCCTTGTTGAACACATCAGAAATCTGAGCGGTCATCTGGGCGATCGCAGTCAGAAACAAGTCAATCTTTGACGAACCCAAAGCGAACGAACCGACTTTTTCGTGACCCAACAAAATGAAGTCAGCCAAAATTGTCATTGTGATTCGCTGGTCATAGCGGGCAACAATGGCATCAGTGTTGAACTGGCGGTTGCCACCACTGGACAGAAGAGTCAGTTTGTACATCTCTCGCCCACCCTCGTCAAAAGCGAGCGGGAAAAGGATGCCTTCGTTTTGGTTTCGTTTGATTCCACGCACCATGTTTTGGATCGCATTGCGGGCAGACACTTCGTCTGTTGTTGCGGTGGACGAAAGCATGGACGGCGGGACATAAGCGACTGGCAGACCAGCCAGATCTCGTTCAATGCCGATCGCTTCAATTTCTTCAATGGTGCGTTTAAATCGCCACGGGCGGTACGCATTGCGTAAAAGGCTTCGTCCTTCAGGATTGTTTCTAGCGGAGGTTGTACGGAAGTGCAGAGCCTTCTCAATGGGAATTGACACCAGACCACGACCGCCAGACGGGTCTAATTGTTGCATTGCTCTCACATCGCCAGATTCATCAATGTCCCACTGGAACAATGTTTCTTGCGCTCGGTTAGAAATCTTTCTCCAACCAATTTTTTGGTCATTAAATTTGGATCGCTTGGACTTGTCTTTGGTGTCCATCCCGCCACGCTTCTTGTAGACGATCTCGGAGTACGACCAGCCGTAAGTCAGAAACGACAGGATCTCGGCGACCGTTCCATCCCAAGAGTTTTCCATGTCGTACAAGCATTGCTCAACAAATTCGGCGACCTTTTCATCTTTCTTGGATGCTTTGGTCTTGCCCTCTTCAACAAAGGGATCTACTTTCCATTTCAGATTCAGGATCAGCCGTTCAACAGCAAACAGCATCGCACCGACCACGGGATCGTTATCAGCCATTTCACGCCATGTACGAATACCACGAATACCTTGAAGATTCGCTAAAAATTCGTCTGTTACAGAACCGCCAGAATGTTGAAATCCTGATGTTCCTAGTTCACGCATGTCAGCCACATGGCGAGGATAGCAAAATGGGGTGAGCCGAAGCATCACCCCACTTGACTTTTACTTCAGTTTGCTTTAGTCGCCAGAGTCAACCACATACGAATAACTGCACTTAGAGCATTGCGACTCGTAGTAGCAATTGCCTTTCTGCCGATGATCCATTTCATGGTCGCATCCAAAAGTGATGGCAGTAACACCAAAAATGCTTCGGTTAGGCAAGATCAATTTCATGTTGGCTCCAAAGTGAACATCCGACATTCCACCATGATCCGCTGGAATAACCAAACCCTCCAACTCAGTTTGACGCTGAAATGCTGAAACAACCACATGGTCAATTTTAGAAATCGGAAACAGAACCCGAACCCCATAATGAACGGTCTTGACCATCATTCGCATCAAGTCACTTGAGTCGGCATTCTTCTCAAAATGTTCAACCTCAACAACTGAAGGAAGATCCCCACCAAATGTTTCTTTGACTCGCTTTTCCCAGTTTTCAATAATTGTTGTCATACGAATTCCTCCATTTCGTCAAATTCAGCATCAAACATTTCTTGCATTTCCTCATGCTCCTCAGGCGTGTACGCCCCCGTGATCGGGTGGGTATGGGACTTTTCCCAAACCCATGTCCCCCCGATAATTTCCTGCCAATGCCATTCCCCATCTTTGAACTTGGGGACTTCCTGTATCTTGCTCATTTACCCTCCTCATAGGTTGTTGGAACGATCACGGTGAGATCGGCGATTGCTACCAGTCGCATGCCGTCATTGCCTTTTTGGTTGGTATCGGGATCCCAGTAACCCATCCCGTGTTGACCGATAGCGACCACTGTGCCTGTCTTGTTTTTGTAGATCGCTCGTGTGCCCTCAACTATTTTCATTTAGCCCCCACAATGAGCGCACGATTAGTGGCAATAAGTAAACCTAGTTCCATAACTCTCACCATCATGTTGTTTGCTGTATGACCCATATAAGTTTCAAACTCATCAAGTTCAAACTTACTGCGAAGTGAAGCGATCTGAGATTCAAGGTCTTGCAGTTGCTGTTCAATCTCAAGCCGATTTTTCTTGATTGTGTTTTTATTTTTTTCTGTCATGGTCATTTAATTTCCTCCTTTTTTAAGAAAGCGACTACTTTTTTAAATGTTTCAGGATCGTCGTAGGACTGGTGAAACATGAAGCGGACAAACTCTTCTTCGCAGGATTCCATTCGGATTTCAACCGCTTCTTTTTTGGTGTAGTACCTGCCTTGGTCATCGCCAACATCTGTGTGGATCTCGTACTCCAAACCAAACTCTTTAGCAAATTCCGTCCAAGTTAAGCCAGCAATTTTGGAACCTGCGTACCACCTCTTGCTTTCGCCAGCAGGCTGGTGTGTCCGACGCTGGTGAGCGGTCTGTTCCTTGGCAACCATGTAAGCGGTTGCTTTGTACTCCAAAACTTGCGAGGCAAGTTCCCGAAGTTCCGCTTTGAGACTTTCGGCTTCTTGGTGGGTGTAACTGGTCATTTGGCTCCTTTCCTTGTATAAGAAGTCTGACAGAAAACTAAACCCCTGTCAAGTCATTAGTCAAAGTATTTATTGTCGGGATCCAACTTTCGCATCCCCAACACCATCAAGACCAACGAACAACCAAGCATCACAACCGTAATAAAAGCCACCCCGCTCGGTTCCGCAAACGCCACAAAAAGCATCGTCACCAAATTGAACAAAATTGACCCACAAAGCCATCGTAGATTCATTTTCCCACAACCTTTCTTCCTGTTTCGGTGATCGCTCTCACGATCTGTTGATTTCCTGTAGACGCTGGGCGGGTAAATAATGTCCGCTGGATCAGCCCTTCCCGCTCCAGATCCGAACACCGTTTCCAGTACCCGCATCCGTGATTGTTAGCCAAACCTGAAAAAATGCCCGCTTCCTCATCGGTCAGCCCGTCAGGATGATTCGCATACGCTTCCAGCAGTTTCGCTTTCTGCGATCCAGATCTGGGTGCTACATCTTTGGCACCTGCACGAGATGTGTGCGGATCTTGTCGGCGAGCCAGTTTTGTTGGATCAGTGTTTAGCATCACTCCACCTCCACTGTCTCAACGATGATTACTTCGCTGTAAGGACTCCACGATCCGATGCCACCGCTTGCTTTCATTGCCTCTTTTTGTGCTGATGCAAGTGTTGAACGGAAACCTACGATGTGCCAGTCTCCGAGGTAAGGGTTGAAGCCAAGAACTGCGTGGCTGAAATGCCCTTTTGTTTTGCGTTTCCAGACGAATCCGTCAGGTGCGGTTGCGGTGAATGCTGTGTGTGTCATTTTGTCTCCCTCCGACAAAAGAAGTCTTCCAGAAAACTAAACCCGTGTCAAGTCTTTCTTTGAAATCGGTCAGCAATTTCTTGCATGTCAGACGGAGACAAAATGACACACACA